ATTAAAAATTAAAAAACTATAGGGGGATTATACCCCTTTTTATCATTAACCTTTGAGTATTTATTACTGCTCTTAGCATTTCCAATTCAAGAAATTCTTGTTCATAAGGTGGGTTCACTTGTTTCCTCCCATCATATATATCATGGCAGTTTAAACATAAATACGCACCATGTATAGGATATGCCTTTAATCCCATTCCCCCACCATTTAGGTGAGCGAAAACCACAGTTTCATTATCGGGCATACAACCCTCCAATCTCATTTGGCAAGGCTTTCCCTTTGCCGACTTAGTGTACTTGTTCACCCTTATCAGATAAGCCATAAATATCAATCTCCACATCTTTAAATTTAGAATAATCTCCATGAAACTCGCATTTCACAAAGCCGATTTGCCCCATTCTGTTCTTGGCAACTATCAATTCTGCCAACCCTCGGTCTGGGGTGTCCTGATGATAATATTCATCTCGATATACAAACATGACAATATCAGCATCTTGTTCAATTTCACCAGAAGAGCGTAGGTCGCTCATATACGGCCTTTTATTCTCTCGGCTCTCTACCCCCCTACTCAACTGAGAAAGTAGGATTACGGGTATCTGAAGCTCCTTAGAGAGGTATTTTAACTCCCTTGTTATGTTTCCTAATTCAGAAATCTCTCGACCTTTATCATATCTCATAATTTGCAGATAATCAATCAGAATTACATCAACACTTCTCTCCACATTCATTTTTCTGGCTATTGAAGAAATATCTTTTACGCTTAATCCACCCTTATCAATAATAGTCATACTTTTGTTACCTGCATGGGCAAGTTTTTCGTAGAAGAATTGTTCTTCATTTTCAGTTAATTGGTTTCTTTCAATCTTGTGTAGGGGTAAATTTGTTTCGCTTGATACAATTTTCAGCATTAACTGTACCTGGCTCATCTCCAAAGAGAAGAAAAGTACATTCTTTGCACTACTTAGGTGATTTGCTATGTTTAGAGCAAGTGTAGATTTTCCCATTGATGGCCTACCCGCCACAACATTCAACGATCCCTGCCTAAATCCTGAAGTGAGAGCATCTAAAGACTCAAAACCACTCGATAAACCTGTACCATTAACGCTGACATCATCTATATAATCTATTGTCTTAGATACAATATTCCTCATAGAGTTTTCATCTTTATCCAGTAACTCGTTTTCCAACTTCTGAATTTCATCAACAGTTACCTGATAATTGTCATAATCAATATTAAACTTTAGTAACTCAATGTCGTTTTTAATTCTGCAAGTACGGATATGTTGTGCATAAACATCAATATTGCTTGTACCAATACAATCTTCAGTCAAGAAAGCGAGATCCTTAAAATCTACTGCCCATGACCTACTCTTAGGTTGTTCCTGTAATTCAATATAATCTCTTGCAGTTATTACATCAACAGGTTTTTTTGCATCAATCAACTCTACAATGCAATTAAAGATATACCTTAATTTATCACTACTGAAATCATCTGATACCAGGCCAGTACCTAGAACACGATCCAAACAGGGATCTAAAAGCAGACCACCTACAACCGACCTTTCGGCATCTAAAGAACTATAAATCTTTTTTAATTCCTTGTAGATAGTTTTTTTATTAGTTTTCATATAATAATAAACACATCCCAATCTTTTTCATCTACACCTTTAATTTCTTCTAGTTCAACATCAACTACTTGGTAATTATCACTTAATAATTCGTGCCAAAACATTACTTCTTTCTTACCATCAAATTGTTTTAGTTTTTTTATAAGATCTTCTACTATCATTATTATTTCTCCTTATATATCTACAATACGCCTATCGTCTGCCCAATGTTCAGTCTGTATTTCCCTGTCCGTTTGGGGTTGTTGAGAGAGCCAAAAAAAAGATTGTTTTCTATCATCACTAGGTTCTTCACCATTAAATTCTTCCCAAATATCCAAAGCATCATCACCATATTCATCTAAATAAGACCTTTTGTCCATTATTCCACTTATGGCATCTTCCTGTGCTTGGTAATGTATATTTCCCATTTTACTCATCAAAACCCCCAAAAACAGTAATTTTTATATCTGTAAATTTAACTGGTTTACCTTTATAATAGAATTGAAATTTATCATAGAAACAATCATCTACTTCTTGCACACACCTTTCTCCTAATTGTTCACCATCTAAACTTACTGCCCCATCATATTGTATGGCTGATTTTCTGATTTTACTCACTTAACGCCTCCTCATTTTTTTCATTAGTTATTTCGCCAATGGACATCTCTTACTAAAACATTTATTTTTTCCTCTAATGTTTTAAGCAAGTCAGTTAATGTTTCTACTTCTGTCCTAAGTCTGTTAATTTCTGCCCACAAATCTAATTTATCTTGTTCTATATTCATGGTTCTTCCTTGTTTTTTAATAATTCTTCTATCATTAAACTACCTATAAACCCTAAAAGAAACTCTGCATCTGTACGAGCATATTCAGTTCCACTATTAGCCTGTTCTTGTAAGTGTTCTATAACTCTTTCCAAGATAATCGCTTTAAGTTTTTGTAGTTCTATCATTGTAACTGCCATATCATTCTCCATTATCATCTTTATGTTCTTCACCTTCATCATTGACTGATAGTTGTATTCCTGCACCATTTAAAACGGCAGAGAAATACTCAGTCGTATCACGCAGCTCGTGAACTATCTTATTCTTTGCATCAAAGACACAGATCCTATCTTGGAATATATTGATAAGTTTACATAAGTCCTCGATACCCATGTTGTTTGCCAAGTCCACTAGACTATCGTCATTTTCTTCTATTACTGGATATTTATAATATGTCATTTTTTTCTCCTTAGTGTAGTTGTTCCATACAGCATTCATAAACATAAGAGAAATCATCATTAAGTATCTCTAAATCTTCCTCGCTTAATTCCCCTCCACCTTTCCAAAAGGCTTCCTCTATATAAGAGTTACATAAATCAGGATAATCACTTGTATCTATATAACATGATACACTATCGATTAGTTTAGTATTGATAGTTTTAACTCTACCCCTAACCCATTCATAATCACATACTCCCTTTCGGATCATACGCTCACCCCATACCCTATTGTACTTCTGCCAAACTGTTATTGGTTTACTCATTTTTTTCTCCAGTTAAATTCTTGATAGGGTTGTGGTTTGGGTTTAACAGGTGTCATCATTTCCCATTTCCTTTGATTAATGAAAGTCTGTAGGTGAGGAATGTATTTTTTATCAGTAACATCAAAATCTAAGTTTACACCAACAAGCATTGGTAAAACAGTTTTCCAATCTTTTGTTTTTTTTAAGAAATTATTTAACTCTGTATCAAGTCCTCGTTTCTTTCCACCATATCGTTGTCTGAAATCTTCAAATAATTGTCGTTCCTCACTAGATATACTCTCTTTCTCTTTAGGTATCTCTTTCTCTTTAATATCGGTATTCATTTCCGATTGTACAGAAATCCGTAGATACGAAAAAGGATATATGTGGAACTCATTACTACAGAACCTACTCTTATCATCTTTTAGCCTTACGACACGATATAAACCTGCCGTTCTTAGACACCTCATTGCTTTTAGGTATTTTAATCTGCCTATATTGAAATGACTTCTTACTTGATCCTCTAAAACTATCCAGTTTTGAGGTTTAGATTGCAGATAACACCATATAGCCAAAGCATCAGGGTTATCAATAGCCTGAACAACCTCTCGACTTAACATAAAGTAGTGTATATCTGCTTGGTGGGTTTCTAATTTATGAATTGGCATTTATTTTTTTAACATTAATTTCACTAAAGGATCTTCACACCAAGTTCTAGGATTAAATAAATGTTCCCTTGCCACAAAAACAGTATCTCTCTTTTGGTTTGAAACCCTTACTTTGGAAAATATTTTCTCAGGATCAGATGTTTTATTTAATCTTGCCCTAGAACAGGCCATAGTGCATTTGAGTTTTATACACAATTCTGCCACAGTCAGTTTTTGACCATCATCAAGAGTAAAGACCATTACTTTTTTACCAGTTTTAGGATCTTTCTTAAACTCTCGGACTTCTTCTTTAGAAATCAAAATGGAACTTCATCTTCAAATTCTTCTTGCTGAGTGTCATCAGTATTAGCCACATAAGGATCTTCCACCTTACCTTTCAGCATCTTTTTACCAGTCGTGGTAATAAAGTATTGGTCAGTAGGGCTATCAGTTGCTTCATCCCATACCATTCTAAAATATAAGGGAATTTCGACATCTCTACCATCTACATTAGCCATAACTTTTATTATGGGTTTGTTCATTACTTGCAGGTTTTCTACACCTGCCTTGTTAAATATTCCACTTTCAATAAATACTACTGCAGTATTTGGTTTTGTTTCGTAAGCCATAATTATTCCTATTAGTTAAAAAAAAGTGGGATCTTATCGTAGATCCCTAGACTTAGAAAGTCCACGCACTTATTTAGGTGGTGAAAGGAAAAAACCCCTGCAATACAGGAAACAGGGTAAAAGCAACCATTCACCTACTGGTAAGTGTTACCAGTTCACTCCCCATGAACTTGTTCGTAATAATCCACCATTGGTATATACATAGAGGTTTCTATAACTTCACCCTCATCAGTCCTAATTTTATCATTTAACCAATCCCAAATTTCAGCACTTTTATCTAAATCTCCATCTTTCTTGGCCTTATCTATTTTGGCCTTAATCTCATTAAAGTGCTCATTTCTCTTTTGGGTGGAAGTTTTCTGTTTGGTTTGGACTGCTCTCTCTCCATCATCATCTTCAACTTCAAGAGAAAATGTCGATATGAGAGCATACCTACGATTATAGGTTATTGAACTGCCTAATTGTTGAGAGTCCTCTTTAGTCATTATTAACCTGATATTAGACTCAATAAATTCTTCAGGGTGATCCACCAGGAAAACTCTCGTATTCAATAAATCAACACCATCAATATACTGGACAGTTTGTACATAACCCATTCTTAATTCATATAGAACTGGTTTAATAGTGTCTATAATATTGTTGATATTAGCATAATGATAATTAAGAAATTCATTCTTAGAGGTTCTCTCAACAGAGTCCACCCTAGAACGAAAGTCCATTAATGCTTTATATATATTGGGTTTAGTTTTAGTTTTGGTTTTAGTTACCATGATTTTTCCTTTTTTAGAATGTTTAACACAATTATATAGATAAAAATTAGTTTTTTTGAGTATTTTTTTAATATATAATAAAACTTCTTTAAAAATAAAAGGAAAAGAAAATGAATGAATTTAATGCAGAGTTTGATGGATCAGACTATAAATCTAAACACGATAAGAATAGATTAAAAGGTCAAATCCTTAGAGTTTTTAATGCAGTTAAGTTGGGGGGTTGGTTTACCTTAGATGAATTACATCACATAACTAATGATCCTCACGCAAGTATATCTGCCCAACTTAGACACCTAAGAAAAGAAAAGTTTGGTGCTTATAATATAGAGAAAAGACCAAGAGGTGATAGATCTAATGGTCTATGGGAATATAGATTGTGGGGTGCTTTTAGGAGAAAAGAAAATGGTTCATAAAAAAGACCTTGTTACCAGGCTCAAAGATATTTGGGATGAAGAAATACAAAATAATGCCCTGATTATGCGAAAGAAAGAGGTATCATTCCAGGAATTATATAACTCTCATATTGCCCTATTCAAATCGCATACTGAATTACTTAAAGATATATTAGATTTAAAGATATTACCAAGTGAACCAGTATTAAGTTTAAATGATCCCCTTATGAAAGACCAATATGACCAAGATGGGGTGTATATGTACACTATTGACACCACTTCCCATTACAACCTAAACCAAAAAATAAAAAAAGAATTAAAACTTGATGATTATTACTTATAATTTCTGATATACTAAAAATATAGTAGTTAATGTAACAGTATCTCCCAAGAGATACAAGGTGGCAAACAGTACCCAATGAATAACAAAGAGTACAATGGTCGGTTACACTACTTGAAGTTAGGGTTCTTCGGGTGTACACAGGTAAATATTACCTATGTAGGTGCTTAAAGACATAAGCCACCCAATGTAGTGATAGGTGTTTGAAAAGGCGAGTAACCAAAAACACCCAAAGGGAAACTCATTATGTTGCAGTTTAAAAACATATTTGCCGAACTACATAAAAACCCACCTATGAGTGTTGATATAGGTTTAAAAAAGCCGGTCAAGAGGAGGGCGAACTATATCAACCTCACCTAATATACCTCCGAGTCCTGAGTACGACTTAATAAAGGCTCACTAATTTAATATAAGGAGAAAAAAATGATATACAATGATGATGGAACTCTGAAGTATGATATGACAGAAAAGAAAATTCTTTTGATAGATGTAGAAGATACAGGGTGGTTTAAACATACTTTTGCAAACAAAGAAGATTTACGCCAATATTTGATTAACTTACACTCAGATGATATGACAGATGAGAAAGATGAGGAAACATTAAAAAAATTGCCTTTAGGTGATATTTGCGAAATGTTTAATTGGGATTATAAAGAAATTAAGGAAAGCAAATGACAACATATAACTGCGTAGTAAAAATTGAAACAGTCCAAATTCTTGACGCTGAAAATTTAAAAGATATGTATAAAAAGGTCAAGGAAATATGGAAAGATCTGCATGACATTAATTTAGCCGACTCCGAGATAACAATATATAAAGAAGTAGGCATAAGATATGAGGATAAATACGGAGTAAAAAATGTGCCTTATCGCCAGTTTGATGAAATTAAAATAGAGGAGGGAACATGAAACATTGACAGAAAAAAAAGAGTATAATTTTTCATATTTGAAAGGGTGGATTTATTTCTGCCCTTTTTTTTGTTTTTTCTGCTATACTAAAAACTCATTTGATAAATGGAGGTTTAAAAAAATGATTGACCAGGTACTAGCAATAGCAATATTAATATTCGTTCTTATATCAGCATTGGGTATGTCATTACTGATTACCTTTTTATGTTATCATTATTTATTTAAATAGGGGATATTATGAGTAACTTTTTTAGGGTAGAAAAACAAAAAAATGGTTCTTACTTAGTATCATATTATTCTACTGGTGGTAAACTTATTCAGGGTATATATCGTAACTGTTTAAGTTATCAAGCCTTAAAAAAATTTAAAAAAGATAAAAAACATCTATTAAATTGATTTATAATTAAGGTTCTTTAAATAAAGAGGTATAAAAAATGGGAACAAAACCAAAAAATGATAAATTAGATATTATTGCTAGTATGTTTGAAAATGAAACCTTTACAGAATTTAACTTATGTTGTGAAGATGAAACATTTAAACAGTTATTAT